CACACTCTTGGAGGACTTTGATGGATTCTTTCATAATAAAGAGATAATCATACACTAGTTATAGTAGTTTGTAAATCACAATTTGCAGTAATTAATTTTGGATCGGAGCGGATAAAGTCTTTAGTTTGTTTATCCCAATCATAAATGCCTTCAAAGGTGTATTCAAGCGTACTTTTCACATAGGTGAATATATACATACGCGTTGCGCAATCACCCCACCCTTGTTGCATCTTTTCTGCGTATCGGCGTTTAACAAAATCAATACCAGTCATTCCATCTTTACCGTACGGAAGGTTTTCAGTAGCTTTGACTTCAATCGGTCTTCCTTTGGGATCAACTAAATCGTGATAGTCGCGAATATCATCATGATAACCTTGCAACATTAACCAAATCTCTGGACATTGTCCCCACATGCAATCTTCTATGATTTTACTTAGAGTGCGACCCCTGGCAGTCTTTGGGTTTTTAAAAATTTTTTCAGCTTCTTTCTTTGCTCGTTCTTTTACCTTTGACAGATCAATTTCCTTTGCATTAAAATTATATTTAGTGAATTTCATAGTTTTTGATATTTGCGGGCTGAACTTAAAGCTTGCATTTCTGACAAAAGACTAGGTTCGTCGATTTCATGGAGGAGTTTCATGTCCGCAATATTGTAACATACCGACACTCGCTTGAGCCCTTCGCGATCCTCGCCGCCCACGTATTCCATATCATATTTTGATTTATTGGTGCACTCGTAGACGCGAATATACCTCGAATCGTCATAATCGATAAAAATGAGTTTAGCTGTGTCTGTGATGCACTCAACAGTTCCCTTTGAGTTTGGATTGACCGTCATGCAATCGCCAAAGGTTTTGCTCGTATGTCGATTCTGAATTCTCACATCGTAATCAGTTCGTAGTTGCCGAGTTGAGAGATTTGCCACTTTTCCAAAAAGATTTAGACCCAGAAGGTGAAGCTTTTTGCTTTTGATTGTATGATTCACACTGATATCCTACATCAATCTCTCAGAAAGTAAAACAATAAGAATGTCCTAAGTTATTGATTATCAATGCTTCTTAAATGGTTGCCTATCAAAGCATTACACTCTTGTAGGCAAACTCAATGGCACGTTCAGCTTCCGCGTTTAACGGCCGTTTCTGATAAAGCCTAGAGGTATCGCTATCAAGACTACGGATCATTTCCGCAATCTGCGATGCAGTGATCGGGTATTTTCGCTTTACTGCATTGCACGCAATACTCGACATGATTTTGTAGATCATGCGGTATCTTCCAGAGCCATCAATCGATGAGATTGCCTTATACTCGTTGATCAACTTTTTATTCACGAAAGGACAATCTGTGTAGGATGACCAACTCACCGCAGTATTGTTCATCTCTCCTTTTCGATAATTCAGAATTTCTTTCTGAATATTAGGCGGAAGCTTATCAATGAAACTCCGAGATGGTTTTTCGCTGAACGGATGCAGCGCCATAATCTGATCTGGATCCATGACCTCGCCAGACCGAGCCATAATGAAATTATCAGCATGGGGGTACTGAGCGGGCACGTAATACATCCGGCTCAGATCCTTGGTCTGCTCATCCGCCATAGAATTAAAATGCTTATTCAGAGCATACCAAAAATGACGAATCTTATCCGGAGGTACTTCCTTGTTCAATTGGAAGACGATTCGAAACTTCTTTTTGTCTGGGCGAGATGACGCAGTCGAATAACAAATATGGTTGTACTGAGAATATACCTTCACTGCATCTGCAAAAGAGCATTCATATTCATCTACGTCTAATGCAGCCCAGCCACCCCAGGACGTTACATTGGCATTAGATCTTGTTCCACCTTTGGCATAGACGGCAGGGGAAATGAGAGAAGATGATTTCTTCGTCTCGCCCTTTTTAGCCTTATAGCCGGGCAATCTTGAAAGCGTAAAAAGCAACTTTTCGAAGTCGGCCCAAGATTTACAGACTACTAACTTATCCGTCTTATTGTCAAAGACGGAATTAAATACTGTAAGTGAATAGTTCAATCTGTGAAAATGGGTCCAAGCAATCCTACATTATCTGCATGAGATGGCGCAGTCCAACCTTGAGGCTTGATTAAGTCTGGAAGACCTAATGGATTTGGCCGAGACTCTTTCACTCCTACTTGTTTAGTGATGTTGGCTTCATATACTGCAGCCCAGGCTTTTTCAGAATCAACGTCAAAGGCGTCAAGCGTACCGATTGCAACAACGCAAAGATCAATGAGCGCATCAACCACATCATCGGCGTTGTCTGCCTTTTTCATTTCATCGAGTTCTTCTTGCAAGAATTTAATGCGAAACTCTAGGAAAGCTTTAAGCTTTTCTTTGTCGAATTCGCGTACGATTGGATTTACTCCAAATTTCCGATGCATATATTCGATATCGTGTACCCAATTAGTTTTCATAAGTTAATAATAATTTAGCTGACGTTTATTGTAAACACTTAAGTGAAGAATTCTTCAAGATTCGAGGTTTTTTCCATGGTCCATCCAATAGAATCAAAGATGATGGATAAAGGATCAAGGAAGGTTTTTTGAAATTGAAGATCGTGATCAATATATCTATTGAGACCTAATTCTTTTGGGAGACCATCTACGAAAGAAATTACATTTTCTTGCATCGGGTTTGGAGTTTTGAGATAGATGAATTTGATCTTATCACCGCTACGAATTAGCTGATGCTTTTTTTGAAGGCTGCGCTTCACGATCTGATCGTTAAAAAGCAAGCATCCGCGAACATGGATCGGAGTTCCTTTCTTGTAAATTCCGCCTTCCGCTCTGTTCGAATACCCCGAAACATCCGATGCTCCACGGGGGAATGCAATCTCTTCTGGAGGTAATGAAATAAAGTTTTCGCGGATTTTAACAATTTCAAGTTGAGCTTCAGCTTCAGATTTTGTCATAATGACCTCGAACATTTTCTTTAACCCATCACGACATACTGCCGGAGTCGAAGATTTTACTGCTTCGATTCCCATGATCTTAATCTTAGGTTTGGCGTATTGAACACCTTCATTATTGTGAACATTCAGGATATAGCGTTTCTTTGCTGTCCAAATACCACGATCCGCAATTGCCTCGCGTTTCATTCCCATACGATTTGTTGGACAGAACATCGTTTTCGACAACAAATCGTAGGATGTAGTTAGCATAGGCTCGACAGCCTTTGCGCAAAATTCGTCCAGGAACTTAACAGGATTTTTAGGAGCAAAGCTTTGAACGATTGGATCCATTGAAACATACAATGAGTCAGTATCGATAGCGATAACGTAATCTTTGTCTTTCGATTTAAGAGTCTTATTTAGGAAACGATTTACTTCCTTTTCAGCCCAGCGGATTGCTAATTGGCCCGATAGAGTTGTCGCCTCGGCAATTCGCATATCGAAATACCGAAAGTACTGATTGCCCAGGGCGCCGTAGAGTGAGTTAAGAAGAATTTTAACTGCAATCTGTTGATTCTCGAGGCGAGAGATTTCTCGTTCGCATCTAAAATACTCAACCTTGTTACCCTTGTCGATAGTCTCGAGCCGTTTCTTTTCCTGAAGCATGGCTTTCTTTAGGATAACACGCTTGTCATAGATCTCAGTAATGATTCGAGGGATTACACCGACTTTGTCCGTACGAAAATGAACGCCATTTGCAGCCATGATGGTTCCGGGCATATGAGGTTCAAACGGCACATCATTCAGGATTACATCGGGTGAAATACCTGGAGTCGTCTCAGACGTGATCGTCTCGGGTGACATGTTGTATTGAATGATGAGATTCGGATACAGAGAATTTAAGTCGAATGAACATACCCAATTGTGAAGTCCCACCTTTGGTTCTTTCACATAACCGCCCGGGTAATCAGCCTTAAAGTTTTTAACGGATGGTGGGATCGCAATTGCCTTACGAGCAAGATCTCGATAGATAATCGAATCCCAGATTGCCGTAGTTCCAAGCGTATCGTTATAATTTACACCGCCGATGTAGGCGAGAGTGAGAACTAAAGTAATGAGACCTAGTTTGTCTTCAAGGCGATCCACAATCTCAACGTCTTTGATGTTGTAATCCACGAAAGTTTGATAGTTCTCCTCGTAAAGGTTATGCAGGGAACCATATTCTTCGTAGGACAGTTTTCCATCTCCGAGAACAACGTGCGCAATATGTCCCAACTTATAGGATTCTTGATTGCCATACGTATGAGTTGTAAACTTCTTAAACAGATCCATGTAGTCCAATTGAGAGATTCCAGTAATCTCGTAGATTTTCACCGGACGACCTTTAATCACGGTCTCTTTAGGTTCTACTTTGCCAAAAGGCGAAAGTAGATTTACGGTCCCCTGACCACATATTGAAATGATTCGATTCACGATATATGGAATATCGAAGCCGCGGCTATTCCACCCCGTGATAATGTCAGGATTGTTTTTTGGCATGGCGAACCAGGTTACAAAATCTAACATCATCGTTCGCTCATCGACGAATTGACGATATTCGACTTGAGAATGAATTAGCTTTTTATCAGCATCATACGGTTTTGTACCCCATACGTAATATACGTCATCAATGCTATTTTTAACCGTAATGGTAATAATTTCGTGCAGCGCATCTTCGGGCTTTGGAAAGCCGTCATTCGACATTACCTCGATGTCAAGCGTGGAAACATTAATGACATTGCGATCGAAGTGGATTTCATCCGGAAAACGCTCTTGAATAAATTGAGCAACATAGCGAGTATTTCCATAGATCTTAAAGGATTCAAGGTTCTCGTAAGGAGCCATGAATTCTTTAGCATCTTTCATCGAATCAAACTTCATAGGCTCAACCGGAGTTCCATCCAGCGCAGTCCAGATGGTTTTCTCATGCTTTGAAGGGAGATACATGGTGGGCTTGAACTTCACACGTTCGGTTACGCGCTTACCGTTATTATAACCTCGGTAAAGGATATGCGAACCCCATCTGCTCACATTAGTATAGAATTTCATATTACAATCCTATCATGTTGTGCGGGTTTGTAAATAAAAAAGAGTGGTGACTGTAAAGCCACCACTCGCACAAGGATCAACTAAGAGTTAATTAGTCCTGAATAAAGGTCGAGCCAATCTCAATCTTCTTTGGGCGTTCGGATTCTGGAACAACCTTGGTGAGCGGAATTGAAAGAATTCCATTCTTAAGGTCGGCACCTTTTACCCGAACGTATTCCGACAGCGTAAAAGTTCTGGTGAACTTACGGGTTGAAATACCCTTGTGATTATAGACGCGGGTGTCTTCCATTTCGCCGCTGACAGTAAGGATCGAATCCTTTAGCTGAATGTCGAGGTCCTCCTTAGAGAATCCTGCAACGGCAATTTCCACCAAGAAATTATCGTCATCAAGATAGACGACATTGTGCGGTGGGTATGTATCCTCTCTTAAGGAGACTCTGTTGAGCTCGTTGAAGAGATGGTCGAAGCCTACAAAGGCCGACCGTGGGAACGTGTATGTATTTCCTGACATGCTATTTTACCTCCAGTTATGCAAGGTTATGTAATCTCCGACAACCCCAGTTGGGCATTATCGGTCGATGGCGTAATTGCCATCAAATTTATTTATATCACTTCGTGTTGCCGATATTGTACTTTGGGAGCAATTCCCAATTAGCTTTATCTCGGTACGGAATGATCTTAATCTGTCTGAGTGGTGCCTTATCCTTGGACTGTTCCGAATTTACGATTGAAACCAGACCCCAATCCGAAAGAAGGGTGGCAATGGTATTCCGTCTTTGTAAATCATTTACATTTAGATTGGACGGCTTGCCATCAAGAAGAAACAGTTCTTTAAAATGCACAATGAAATACCGACCCTGCTTGTGTAGGATATGGCATGATTGGTATAGCTTGTTGGAAGACTTCCGAGAAGCAACACCAATACGGGTGAGTGTCTCACGAACCTTAAGGAAATCATCCGGCTCATTCAAGGTTATCTCAAGCATCATTGCAGGAGTCCATGCCACAGGGGTTTCGTCCACGACGGTCCCTTGGATAGGATCAATGCTTTGATTTGGTTGTTGAGCGTCCACCTTTAAATAGTCTTTGTTTAAGTTCGTTTAGTTGTTCGGAACTCAAAATTGTCAAAGCGGATCTAGCCTTTTCATTACTATATCCATAATGTTCTTTAACAATCAAGAGGTCTTCCGATTCAGTTGGTTTGAGCCATTTGCTGAATCGTTTATTCCTACTAACTATATTTATAAGATATTCGTATTGGAGCCTCTTGTCCAAGTGATGATTTTGGTTCATCTCATTGGCAAAGCCCACGGTATCCGCAAAGTATGAAAGACCTCGATTCACCATAAACGGAAGGTATTGCTTTTCGGCAATATCGTCGACCATGATATTGGTCTTGGTCATGTTGATGGAATTAAGGTATTCAAACGGATTCATGTTATTGCTTCCATTCCGCACACGCCATAAGTTCGGTAATGCACGCCACAAGATTTAACTCATGGTCGGCAACGAATGCGTCTTTGTATTGATAATTGGCAAGAATGACCACGATGTTGGGTATGCTGTCGGGATTGGCATGCTCGGTCATATTGTCGTAAATCTTGCGGAAGATTGCCGCAGGTTCGGAATCAATGTTATTGACCACCCACGCACGACCAGCCTTGAAGTCCTTGTCCTTAAGAGCCTTGATTAACAGAGTAATGTTTGCATCCGAAAGGTTTGCAAGGATACCCTTGTCAATCTTTCCAGAAACCGAATAGCGTTGGCACTCATTGAGCACTCGGCGCCAGTCGGGAGCAAAGCGGAGAATGAGTTCGGCAACGACGGCTTGCTCATACTGAATACCTTCCGATTTAAGGATGAATTCAAGACGCTTCAGAAAAGCATTGGCAAGTGATGCCATTTGTTTCTTGGAAGTATTGAATTCAATTACGGCGCATCGGGAATGAAGTGGTTCAATGACGCGATTCTTAAAGTTACACGTAAGAATGAACCGACAGTTGTTGCTGAATTCCTCAATGAAGCCGCGAAGCGCGGGCTGCGTGGAAGATGGATTCAGGTAATCTGCTTCATCTAGGATAATAACCTTGGGTCCTCTGGAGTGCAGAGATACCGATGAGGCAAACTGGCGAATCTTGGTACGGAGAACATCAATACCAGATTCTTCCGAGCCGTTAATGATCATATAGTCAAGATCAAGCATGTTGCACATTGCGCGTGCAACTGTTGTTTTACCAAGACCAGCGGTACCAGTGAGCAGCATGTTCTGCATCTCACCAGACTCAACAATGCTCTTAAAGGTCTTTAGAAGACCCTCTGGAAGGATACAGTCATCAAGTATTTGAGGACGGTACTTTTCAACCCACAAAAATTCATTAGAGTTTGTTAACATAGGGGTCTATTATACACCAGTGACAATGGTCTTGTAAACCTCTTTAATCTCCGAAGTTTCATTTTCAAACTCAACCACATTCTGTTTGTGGTACATCATTGCGACCTTACGGAACGTCTTGGTCGGAAGTTTGTATTTGTCTTCCAGTGCTTTTAGAATCTCACGAATCTGTTCCTTTTGTGTTTGCATCTCCGACATAGCTTCAGAGATTTGATCAAGGGCGGTGAGGATGGCTTTGCGGTCTTCAGCCGAAGTGGGAATGTTGCTCATAATAAAAAAGTGGTGGGTTCTTTAATGACTGCCCACCAAAAGTCCGTACGGAGTTAGAACAATTACGCTTGAGCCGGAGCTTCTTGCTTTGGCTCTTCAGTTGGCTTCGGAGTGCTTGCCTTTACAAAGGCTTCAAAGCGACTGCGGAGTGCACCGATTGCGGTGAGTTCTGGACCTTCAAAGGCTCCACGACGGGAGACGATGTCGATCATTTGAACCACTGCGGCAAGGTCATTAAGACCAAGTTGCGGAGCGGCTGCTGGTTGTTGTTGTTCTGGTATTACTTTGCTGTTGTCCATATATGTTTCCTAGGTTATCGACTCCTTAAGCGAACGTCGAAGTTTTTTCCAGAGCAATCCAATACTCCACCGGGAGTGTGGTATGCTTTAGATGAGAGATCAATTTAGAACTAATCTCTACCGTGTAGTCACCAGAAACCATTTTCAGGTTGGAGATGACCATGATGAATGAGAAAACCTCTTTGCAAGCATTGTTCTCATCAACCACGATGGAGTATTTATTCGCAGAGGCATTCTTTGCATCGGTAAGATTTACAATAATTTTGCCATTTTCGCCCTTGATTTCAATGTTGGCGTGTCCGAGGACTGCTGACGCCTTACGAATCTTGTTGAGGGTGTCTTCGGAAAGAATGAAGGTGACTTCTGGATTCGGCATGGTTACCTGCTTGGACGGAGCCGTAAGAAGGTCCATGGAAGCATAGAAGTACCGAATGGAAGTCTTTCCATCCTTAATTGTAATCGAATCGTCGCTGAATGACAACTCTGGATCGTCTACAAGAGTGAGTGTGGAAAGGAATTCATTCAGGTCATAGATACCAAATTCCTGAGGAAAGGTTTCGGCGACTGTGGCGGATGCCATGATGTTCTTGGCTTCCGCGATTGTAGCAATAGAACTGCCAGCCTTGAATACCATATTCGGATTAATTCCGGCAAAGTTTTTAAGGAGCTTGATTGTATTTTCTGATAGTTTCATAACTTAAAAAGCTGTGGCTGCGTGTCCCGTATCATGTTCGTAAAGGAAAAAGAGGCACGCGGCTGCGTGTCCCAGGTGATGTCGGCCCGTTTCAGGATCAAAACGCTCACCACGTTTCCATGCCCAGAGATGGCGTTGGAGTGCATCAAAATACCGACGTTCGGATTCTGGTACATGTCTCCAATTTTCTCGGGCATATTTCTTGGCTCCGATGGTAAGAACCTGCGCCAGTTCCTCAAGCGCAAACGGTGGAATCAAACCGTATTCCGGCTTGTCCGAATCATATTTGCGACCTTCGAGGGGAGACTGTTGCTCGATTTGTTGTTCCATGGAAAAGGAAAAGGGCTGCAGGGTGTTGAGTCCTGCAGCCTTTGTAGTTCACTTATTAGACGCTGGCAAGAGCCTTGGTGTCGAGACGGTACTTATAAACCGTTTGACCTTGGGCATTCTTACGGCGGTTCGTGTAGATGGGGAGACCATCGTCACGAAGTTGAGCTACGACCGCAGATGGGTTCGCGATGCTGAGGCGCTTTGAGGCTTCGGCAATGGTAACCTCTGTGCCTTTGGCAAGAAGTTTAAACAGGCGAGCTTTCTGGGTGGATGTATTGCTATTCATATTATCTATCTTTCAGTTTGGTCCTATTGTTTTAGTTGCTTATGATTGAAGGGACCAATTCAACCATAAGAGAATCATATATTGTTGCTTGTGTTTGTAAACAACAAAGTGAATTTATTTTCAGAAGTCGCTCAATGGCGGTACCGCTGCCACTGGAGTGGCTGCTGGAGCTGGATTCACCGAAGCATCAATCTTGGAGTAAAGATCGGCAAAGGCGATTTTGGTATCATCGTCGAACCGAGAGATACACATATTGATCGACTTGAGCCGGTCGCGGAAGATTGAGAAGGTGTGTGCAATATGGCACAGGCGACGAGTGGAAATCACTTCGTCAACACCGCCATCCGCAAACGTTTTGCGAATGACTTCCGACCAGGTCACAAGACGGTCGGCAAACTCTTCGTCAACGGCATTGTACTTTTCCATGTGCTTCACAACGATTTTGCGTTCGGTTGCCAATGGTGGGTATGTCTGCTCGATGGTGCATACAAAGCGTTCCAGGAAGGCTTCGTCGATAACCGTAGCAGCCACAAACCGACCATCCTCGGAACCCTTGCCCTTGGTATTTGCAGTAGCAATCACATTGAAGCCGGGAGCCGGACGAACGACCTCGCCAGTCTTTTTGATCAGAATGGGCTTGCCTTCGAGGACGCCTTGGAGACACATGATTTTGTTGCTGGAACGGTCGATTTCGTCGACGAGAAGGATTGCACCACGTTCCATGGCCTTGACCACGGGACCCTTGGCAAATACAGTCTCACCGTTGAGGAGACGGAAGCCACCGATAAGATCGTCTTCGTCGGTTTCTGGTGAAATCTGAACGCGAATGTACTCGCGGTCGGCAGCCGCGCAGGCTTGTTCGACCATCATGGTCTTACCATTGCCCGACAGACCCGCAATAAAGATCGGATAGAACGACCGCGATTTAACCACGGTGGAAATGTCGGAGAATTCACCCCAACGAATGTAGGTGGGGTCGCTTTGCGGAACGTAGGCGTCGGTATTGACGATTGAATTTACAGAGGTCGCCAGTTTCATCGTGGCGGGAGCCGGAGTCATAGGAACCACTTGGGAAACGGTGGTCGACGTGGTAGGGCGAAGGAGACTCGTATAGTCATACGTACCCTTGTGGACGCGGTAGGCATCTTTAAAGATGTCGCTGTAGTTCTTATAGACGAAACCATGGGTTGCAGCCACGCCGTCGATGACTTTACGGCGGAACACCGTAACGTCGGGATGAAGCTCCTTAAGGGAAGCGAGGATAGTGAGGGATGCCGATTTCATAATATGGAAGGTCAATTAATTTGTTATAGTACTATCATACATTAAACCGTATGAAAGTAAATCACTTAGATTGTTCTAAGTTGTTGATAGTCAATAATCGTTAGGAAATTGTTTCGGCAAACTTAGAAACGAACACTCGATTCACCTGTTTTGACTTGGAGAATTCGGAGAAAGCCTTGGCCATCTTGGCACGGGTCATGTCCGAAGTGATGTTGAAATCTTCGTCCTCGGTATCAAGGTCGGAGCCAGAAGCAACAACAAAGTATTGATCATATCCGAAACCATCCTCAACGGCAACCGATTTGTTTTTCTTGTAGTCCTTGGACAGTTTGGTCTGCCAGAGGGTGTAGGCGGTATGATGGTCGGTCTTTTTTGGACGGCTTACAAGCGCATTAATCACATCCCGTTGGGCACTTGAAGTGTTGGAAGGAATGAAGAAACCAATGGTTTTAGTACCAGTGGTAATGCGCAGATTTCTGATTAGCTCTGCGCTAAGGGCTTCACCGCGAGGAGACTTTACACGGCGACCGTTGAGCGTAAAGTTAAGGTTAACTTCAAACCCAGCTTGCGAACGATTTTCATCATAAGATTTATTTGAAAATGTACGCATATGTTGCCCTTCGCCGTCGGTAAGGAATACCGTGGTCATTTTCTGAACTTTATGTTTTTGTTTGAATTTGGTGACGAGGTCGTGCGCAGCAATAATGGTCTCATTCAGAGGGGTATTGCCAAGACGTTCGTATTTGGATTGAACGTAGTTGCTTTGGGTTTGTTCGAAGAGCCCGTGAAGGGCTTTTTGATATTGATTCTTGGACATCGAAGAGTTAATGAGGTCGAGAATAACAACACTGTCGACAATGATTTCTCCGTCCTTGCGACCACTATTTTGATCGTGTGCATTTACATAAGGGCGCGAGTCGTTGTCACCCGTAAAACCATAGACCTGGAAGGGGATACCGGTTGCTTTGCAGAACATGCTGAGATTGATCACGTGCTTCAGAACGTATTTGATCACCTCGTTCATCGAATAAGAGTAGTCGATAAACATCATCATGCCATGGCTTTTTGCATTGGCCAATTGGGTTACACTCAGGAAAATGTCGTCGGTGACTTTGTAACCGTGTAGTTTGTTGACATTTAGGATGCCAGTCTGAGCCACGGTTGCGCGGTTATACTGATAGGCGGCTTTGCGCATCTCGAATTCCTTACCCAGCACGCCCACAAACTTCTTGGTGCTCGCAATAAATTCGGCATATTCCTTGGAGTACGTTGGGCGAGTGCCACCGTAGATAGAAATTTGCTTTTCCCAAGCGGCATCGCGGTCGGCGGTAATGGTCTCATTTGAGATAACCGATGCAGCCAAATCGCGTTTTGATGGAGGAGTGCAGTAGTTTGTGGTACGAACAGACTCGCTGGTATCGACAAGACTCTTGGCTTGTTTTTCAAAGTGAGAGTTGGTGGTAATTTCTGGAACGGTACCGTAGTGATTCGGGTCGAATTCCGACTTGGGAGCAGCATCGGTTTTTTGTTCGTTACCTTTGGTATCCTGAGTAGGAGCAGATTGGTTCTTTGAGGGCTTGCCCATAAGGTCGTCGATGGCTTTTTCGATAGCATCTTTAAGGTCGGCATCACCGTCCTCGGATTTATCGTCGGCGCCAGCAGCGTCGGCTTGGTTTTCACCCGGCTCGCCTTCCATGGGCTCGCCTTGAGCCGAAGGGTCGGCTTCCTGCTGTTGGTTGCCGGGCTGTTCGGTTTTATTTGCACGCGGCTCGGTAGCTTTAGGATTCTCCTCGGATTGAGCCTGAGCCAAATTTTGAAGGGCAATGGCAGCAGCCACAACGTCGTCCCAGGTCTGTACAGCCATCACCTGATTTACAACGGCTTGCTCATCCGAAGAAAAAGCAATGTTGATGGCAGAATCCAATTTGGCTTTAAGGTTGACACGGTCGCCGATGGTAAGAGCCTGAACGTCTTTGCCTTTGATGCCGAAGAAATCCTCGGTATTGAGCACATCATAACCACGACGGAAGGAACCGACGAGACCGGGATACGTGGCACGGATCATTTTCTCGATCCGCACATCCTCAACGATATTAAGGTAGTCCTTGCGGCAGGGAAGTTTGCCGTCCAAAGCATCGCGGGGAGTGTAAAGGGCGTGACCGACCTCGTGACCAACCAACAGATCGTACACATCCTTGCCTTTGTCTTTCCACACTGGAAGACCAAGCACGCGGTTTTTGACATCAAAGAAAGCCGTCTGAAACTTGCCGTGTTGAACAGAAATGTTCTCCTTGGAAAGCAGGCGAGCCAGCATTGATTGTTGTTCTGATCCGTTATTCATTATGGTACTACTATATGTTAAAAACACATAGAAGTAAAACAAATAATGACGGAATGGCGTACACTAAAACTAAGTGTAATACCATCAATAACTTATGCTTATTTTACTTACAGTGGCTAAAGTTCTTTTCCTTGTAGAACTCTAGTTTTGCGCTGAATTTACCGTCCAAAGCGTCGGTTTTGTGGCTGATAATGAAGACGTTCGTGTTGTCCTCAAGAGTCTTTAGAATCTTAATGAGGTTCTCCACACCATCGGAATCCATACTGGAATCGAAGGTTTCATCCAGAATCAATAGATTTGTGGAAATAGAGTTCTTCATACGGGCAATCTGGCGCCATGTGAAGAGAAGGGCAAGGTCGATCCGTTGTTTCTCGCCTTCCGAAAAGGAAGCATAGGAGAAGTCATCGCGGTGGCGTGAACGAATGGTCTCATTGAAGGCTTCATCAAGATTGAATGAAACAAAGAAGTCCAACACCTGAAGGTAGCCATTAATGAGCTTATTCATTACCGGTAGATACTGACGAATGACCTTGGTCTTGATGCCCGTGTCCTTCAGCATTTCGGAGATGGCTTGATTGTAAGTACCTTCCTCATAATAACCGGCGCGGCGGTCATTCAGTTCACCCGAATTTGAATTTAAAGTAGAGAGCGCAGTTTCGGCAGAAGCAATGTCGGTATTCTTACTCTTGGCAGATTCAGCTTCCAATAGTTTGATTTGCTTCTGGATCGACGACACCGTCATATTGTTCGAAAGGATTATGTTATTCAGCTTTGAATAATCATTCAACTTTTCGGCAGTGGCATTAATTCCATTGCTAACAGTATTCAACTCATTAATAAGATCATTTCTTGCCTGAGACAGTTCATCGTTCTTTAGTTTTACCTTACCCAGCTTTTCTTCCTTAAATGCAGCATTGAGCACCTGAGAACACGTTGGGCAATTGTTGTTCTCCTCATAGAACTTGGCGTCACGGACCAATGCTTTAATCTTAGCTTCGATCTGGGTCTGATACGTCGCCAACTTATTCTTTGTGTTTGTAAGCCTGAGTGATTCTTTCTTTACGGTATCAATGTCGGTACCTATGGTCTTATTGATACCATCGTTTTCCGATATAAGTTCATCAATCTCCTTCTGAAGCTCTTGAATCTGTATCACATTCTTTGCGACATTCTCGGCATCAAGGTTCTTAAGATCACCAATGTACTTCTCCTGCATCTTAATCTTTTCACGAACAAGATCAATTTCATAGTTGGTGTTGGTGAGCAGTTCTCTTAGCTTGGCACTGCGCTCTTTAAGCACAATGTTCATCTTGGTGAAGATGTTAATGTCCAATAGGTCCTCAATCACCTCTCTGCGCGCATTATTGGGTAGCTGCATGAAAGGAACAAAAGAAGATGAACCGAGTACCACAATCTGGTGGAACGACTTATGGTTCAGCTTGAGAATGTTTTGCTCAAGGATTTTCTGGTAGTCACGACTATGTGACTCCTGGTTAATAAGGACGGTATTCTGGTAGATTTCAAAGATACCAGGTTTTAGACCGCGGACAATACGGAAGGCAGTTGGACCGACATTAAACTCCACCTCAACGATACAGTCTCTATTGTTAATTGAATTGACCAACTGTGGCTTATTAATGTCGCGGTGAGGTTTACCAAAGAGCGCAAATGAGAGTGCGTCGAGGATCGTAGATTTACCCGAACCATTATGCCCCACAATAAGCGTGGTGGGGCTTTTCAATAGGTCAATGCTGGTAAAGTAATCACCCGTCGAAAGGAAGTTTTTGTATTTAAGAGACTTGAAAACAATCATACTATTTCTAAATTTTGAGCTTCGGCGTAGAGTTCTCTTAGTTTTGACTTTAGCGCATCCTTATTGAGGGATGTTTCTGCTGCGTCGACATAAGTATTTAACAACTCTCCGGTATCCGATATAGATTCTAACGCATCCTGCTCAACATTGGAAGCCAAAAATTCATCAAAGTTCTCTGCAATTTTAATTTCATGAATCGGACGCTTTTGAAGCCGATCAAGGAATCGGTCAAACTTAAAGAGGTCCTTCTTTGATTTAACCACGACTTTGACGAAGTGATGATCAAAGGTACTCACATCAATACCATCAACATCATATTTCTCATCATAAATGAACTTTGAGAAGATCGTGAGAGGGTTTCTCACTGGAGTAATTTCCCGAGTCTCCGTATCAAACACATGGAAATACTTTGGGTCATCCACATCTGCCCACGTCATTTCAAACTGTGTACCGAGATAGTGGACATTGCCCTTGGTCGATTTAGTATGGTAATGTCCCGAAAGTACCGCTTCAAAGCGTTTAAATACATCGGCAGATTCACCGTGGGTCGCTTGTACACCAGGTTGCATATCAAAGCCCGCAAGTTCCAAGTGCGCACCCAGGATAGGAGCATCACAGGTCTGGATGAAATTCATTGACTCTGCATGGTTCTCTGGATTGATCCATGGAAGCATTGCAATCTTGCAGGAGCCATACTGCATTACCCGTGGAGTCATAATGATATTGATGTTATTTACAAAGTAACCAAGGAGCTCTTTCAGTGAGCAAAGGTCATTCGTATTCTTGTACACCACATCATGGTTACCAGGGATAATATCCATCATCATTCCCCGTGCGACCATAGGTTCCAGGAACGTCTTACGGTTATGGTTCAGCGCAGTAAAGTTAATGTACTTTCGATGATCATAGAAGTCACCAAGATGAAGAATCTGTTTAATGCCATTCTTGTCGCAATAAGGAAAGAACACTTCATTGTAGAATTTGGCAAAGTAGTCGAGAAAGATACCTGAAGCATTTCTGGCACCGGTGTGGCTATCATTTAGTACGGCTATTTTCATACTTCGGGCATAAAGAATTCAAGTTCCGTCTTTTCCTTCTTTTTAAATTCCTTTACTGCTTTATCTACTGTTTTTACCTTATCAATTCTATTCTTGAGGACATCAATGAAACCCGTCTCCACACCATAAGTGAATTCGGAACCGTTCAAGCTCTCCGACATAAAATCGGTAATACCTGCATGCTCGATGTAACGAGTTTTAATGTCTTGCTGCTTCTTCTCCTTCATGATTCTACGGATGAAAGCATAGTAATTGATCTGAGTAAAGTAGGCAAAGGCATTAGGAGAACCAGTGCGTGTGGCAGCCTCAATATTGTAATTCATGATGGCCTTAATGCAGTTCTCCACTCCGTCCATTACCATTTCCTCACGGTAGGTATAGTGGATAAAATTAGGTTTATGAGACAGACCCTCTGCAATACGGAGGAAGCAACGCCCTATGTATTCCGTGATGCGTGGTATCTCCGTGCCAGCCTCTTTGGCTTTTTTAACCGAGTTGACATAATCAACTACGTTCTGTGAGAACTCACGGTTGTTAACGTAATGAATTCCTTCTCTTTTGGAGGGCTTTAAAGGCTTTGTAATAGTTTCCATAATTTTACTTATTCATAACATTACACCATTAGTCGCATATTGTAAATAACAAAAGATTAAACATTTATAAAAGGTAAACGCAAATTTGTTGTTTACATCTCCAAATTCATTGTTATAATGAATCTCTATTCAACTTAAGGGATACTAGTTCTTATGCCGGTCTTGGTCCGAATTAAACTTAAAATTCAATTGGTCGAGCCAGGACTCCTCTTTCTTCTTACCTGTTGGCTCCGGAACTTCCTCATTGTGTCTCTGCGCCACAATTCTTGCGTATTCTTCCTTGGTTGTTTCATCTGGAATTGCAGCACTTAGAATGTGCATCTTCCGAATCATATGGATTCTTGAGTCGGTCCCTTGAAACCATGGAGAATAATAGGTTAAAGCCTTAATGCCTTCCGGCGTAGAATTGCTGATAATGTTAATCTGAAGAGGGTCTCGAATAAGGATGTTTTCATCTTGATCAGAAAGAACCTGACAGAGAAGCGAATCGCCAGAGGTGAGCTTTAGAATCATACAAAGGTCATACATGCTCATAGTGAGACCTCATAGATTTTATAATTGAACTTTTCTTTGGAGTATAGTTTAATTCTTTCAGCAGCATGATCCAGTGTGTAGTTACGAGACTTCTTCCAATGAAGGTCATCGGCAATATCAAATACCTTTGTGGCGACTCCATTATCGGACTTACGCAAGCCACGTCCGATGGACTGAAGCACACGAATCTGAGATTTTGAAGGAGAAGCAAACACGATGTTGTGTAGGTTTCTTATATTTATACCTGTGGAAAATGTACCCATGGAAGCCACAATGATTGCGTCCTTCTCACCTTCAGTAATGGCACGGATGCGTTCACGCTCATCGGTATCCACACTTCCAGAAACAAAGAATAGCTTACGAGTGCGGCGTGGCATTTCATTCAGCCTTTCATTAATCATCTCATAGAGAGGCTTCCCATGTTTCTCAACATAGTTGTAAAGTACAAGAGTGTTACCTTCCTGAGCAAGAGCCAGGTTCCGAATGAATTTATTCCGAGCCTCATTTGCAACAATAAAGTCAATTTCTGCTTGATAGTCAAACTGCTTTGCTGCTTGGCATACCTCATCACTGTATTTCAGTAACAGCACGGAAATGTCAAGGTCGGAAAGAGCATTCTGTTCAATAAGTTCCTTTGTGGTAGTTACCTTATAGACGGGACCAAAGAGACCTTCAAGGACCAACTTATGTGTCTGAGTCCCGTCCAGTGTACCAGTGGTACCAATACGGAACTTTGCATCTCTGAGTTTCTCCATGATCGAAGCCAATGACTTAGCTTTAAAGTTGTGCGCCTCGTCTCCCATCACCATACCGTAAGGTTCAAACCACGTGGCTTGCATTTTATAGATGGACTGCCATGTAGTAATAATGACGCGTTGACTAATGTTGATTTTCTCCTTACCCGAATAGATTCTATGGCAGGTTTCCTCGACGCTCCACGATTCTTCAAGTGTTGCGTAGTCGGCAAAGTCTTTGTACATCTGTTCCACAAGGGAAGTTGTAGGTACAATTAGCAATACTTTCTTATTGTATTTAGAAAGGTACCAACGGATCAGCACATAGATAATGAGTGACTTACCAGAAGCCGTCGGGCTCAACAAAAGTGTCTTCCAATGGCGAAGTGCGTGTGCAATAGCTTCGACCTGGTAATCACGAGGCTCAATAGACTTACCGTGAGCATAGAGATTCAGGTTGGCAATAAATTCGGCAAGCTCATTTGGTTCAATGAGTTCCTGCGTATGAGGTAGCCCGTAGTAAGGATCATCAACATACTCAATCTCACACTTACGAGTCTCCGCAAACTCTTTGATGTACGGCAGAAGACCGCCGTAGATGGTCTTTAGGCGAGCGTCAAAAAGCCGAATCTTTCCGTCCCAAAACTTGTTTTTGTAGGCTGGCATGAACTTATAGCCAGGAACAAAAAAGGTAAAGAATTCGGATAACTCATTCGCGATTGATGGTTCGCACTCGATATGGATATACACCTCATTCTTTTTGCGGATTTTAAGAATGTCGGACATATTAACCTCCGGATGTGAAGCGCCGCCAATCAATCATGTTCTTGATATGGGTATGGCGCCAGCGGAGTGTACCCATGATTTCTTCAAGGGTTTCCACCAGTGTCTTAAGGTAAATGATTTTTTCTTCCGACTTCTGAAGTTCGGTATCCGAGTTAAAGTAATACTCAAGGTCCGACTTCATGATTTTAAGCCCATTGAATGGGTCATATGGCCAACCGCGGACGGTCATTTCTTCTTGCGTCATCTTGCCATTGAAGTAGAGCCATTTGTCCTTGAGAAGGATTTTCTGGTCAAGCTCTTTCTTCTTGAGTTGCAGCTTCGTGATTGAGATTAGCTCAAGGTACTTTGCGTGGACCTTAGCCGTCTTCTGCGAAGCCTCGTCGAGATTCATTTCATCAATCTCGGCATCTTTTTTCCACATTACCAATAGGTCATCAAGGTTTATCATAATATAGTATTATTTATCCTATCCTAGATCAGATGAATTCAAAGTAGGTATATCTAAATGAAGCATCAACGCTCACGTATTCAACATCGGTAGTCTGAGTATGAAATTCAATGGCACCGATGCTTGTGGGAAATGCATCAACATAACGAATACGCTTGTTTGGGTTATTGCTTGATGTAAGGATATGGAGAATCATATCGGCAGACTTCCGTTTGCTCTCTTCGGCATTGTTACGAATCCAATTGTACAGTTCAAGGTAATTTTCCATGTTCTCAGAGACAATGAAACGCATATCAAATGATGCGTAGTCCAAACGGTCTCCTGGAGTGTACATCTGTTGATTGCGGAAGGGAGTTGATACCTCGCCGAGGCTGAGAGCCGGAATGGATGTAACCGTGCAAAAATACTCAAGGTTTGCAAATTCATTTGCATTGATGCTTACCTTAAACCCTGTTGGTGAAAGGTAGTTTTTGTTCTGAGTAAGGTTATTCATACAAGTATTTATAAACTAAAAAGGGGAGCCCTTTCGGACTCCCCTCTTTAAAAACCGGTATCAATCAAGATACCGAGACTGATTAGCCATTGTCAAGGAGACCAGAGACACCGAAGATACGGAAGTATCTGTTGGCGCGATTGGTTCCGGTGCCGTTGCTGATGTCGGAGACATTAGTTTCAGCGAATGGATTTGCGACCATGCCGTAACGGGTTTTGAATCCGATACGTGGTTGGAAGTCAGATTGACCGACTGCACGTACCATGGTGAGTGGAACGTATGGTGCGTAGAACATACCTGCGTCATACGGATTGGTACCACGGTAACCGCT